CGAAAAGGCAGAGTGGCTGACCGGCGGCAGCAGTTCGGAGGGCCGCTTGACGTTCAAGACCCCGGACGGTCGGACGCACAAAGTCAAGGCAAGGAAGAACTTCGTCGTGGACGTGATGGACATGGAGACGCTGGTCCGCTTGGCGTATGCGCAGTGCTCGCAGGTGAACGTCGCCATCATAAAGAGCGACATGGCTAAAATTCGCCTAGCCGTGGCCGCAGACCTGGCTACGTACCTGGTAATGAGCTGGGTCGACCATCTGCTACACCATGCCTATCTGGCCTGGCCCGGCTCGACACTTGACGAGGCAAACGACAAGCAAGCGGAACGGATGCTGGCCATACTTACCTTGTGCGCTCGGAGCTGGTGCGTCCCGTACGACTACGCTTCTTTCGATCACCAGATCACCACGGCGGAGATTGAGTCCATAACGCGGATACTGGTTCGGGCCGCGCGCGAACACGTGCCGACGTCGGACAAGACAGACTTTGACGCCATAACGACGCGACTGATTGCCAGTTTCAGGCGAAGTGTGCTGACGGCTCGAGTTGGAGCCCAGTCCCACACGTTCGTGGTAACTGGAGGCCTGATGTCTGGGCTGCGCTGGACGTCCGTCTACGGAAACGCTTGGAACTCTGTGATCTGCCACGCTGTAACAAAGATACTGCTGCAGTGCGGCTTAGACATGTCCGACGTGCATCGGTTCATCAGGGGTGACGACAGTGCACTGTTCTGCAACTCCGCCGCCATGGCACGCCTGCTGATCGGAGCTTTGAACCGGGTGGGGGCGGAGGGTGGCGTGGGCAAGTTCGGTATCCGTCTGCGTCAGACTGAGTTCCTACGGGTATTTTACGACGCCCTTCGAGGGTTCCGGACATACGGATGGCCATGCCGCGCAATACCAGGGCTGATGCAGCGCAAGCCGTGGGCGGCGCAACCGTGGGAGGAAGGGGCCACTTTGCGCGCAATACTCGAGGTGGCGGGCACACTGAGTCGGCGCGGCATTGACATGACCAGGGCTCGCCCCGCGCTCGCAGCCCACTGGTGCATACGCCACTCCCTGCCCGCCGCCGCCGCCACGGTGCCGCGGTCACTGGGCGGCTTGGGCCTGTTGCCCTGGGATGGCCTGACACGCCTCAGCCCGCGCGTG